ACAATCAAAAAAATCAAAGAAAAGTTAGGCAAGAAAGTAGTTATTGAGTCTGCTTTTGAGCGTCGGAAGGGTCAACGCGCTTTGCGGAAGTAGGGATTGAATGCGTGTGGGGCGGTATGACTCCAGGTGGATTAACTAGGACGACATCAGCGCAGATTTTGGCATAAGGCGAGTCAGGGTGAAACATGACGCCTTCTTTCATGAGTTGACCGCAATTTTTAAGTCGGGCGACCTCGTGATTGAGCCTGGAATCAGCAAGCTTTGCATCTAATAACGCGACTTGTTTTTCTGCTGCTGCTCTGCATGTTCTGACGTGTGAGCGGTCCAGCGGTATTGAAATTGTTGCTGTAATGCCGCCATTAATTGAGAAGTTTGTTTTTTGGCCCGTTCTGACTGGCTTCATGAACAGGATTGTACCTGGGGAGTCTGGTCGACCATCGGGTATTGGATTATTTTCTGAATCAAAAGCACCACTTATATCTCGATTGTCGTAGACAGGGTCAAAATATGTAGCCTCGTAAGGATCAGCCCAGCCAGTTGTTGTGCTGATAAATGGATTGATATTTAAAGTTGCACCTTGACAGCTGATTCCACCGCCATACGTCCAAGACATATTTCGGCTTGGCACTACTTGGACAGCCTGATTTGTGACACTTCCACTACTGTTTGCGACTGGTGCAGCCGTACTACTGACCTGCGCTTGCACTGGAGCGGAAAGCAGCAAAAGCGTTGCTAGAACTCGCTTCATTGCGTAAACGTACTTGTAGTCTCCGTAAGAGATTCAATGTCTGTTTCACGAGTAATTAGCGTATGATTTACAAGCCCTGGTCCCATTAAGGTTTCTACAAATTGAAAACTAGCTGCTTGGTTTACGATGCGCCATTCTGGCTTTTCTGCTGGATCTAATCCGCGCCAAACACTAGCAATGCCATTGGCGGTGTTTGTGGTTGTGACTAAAGCCATGGGAGCAAGAGGCCCGTCTGGCTCTATGTTTGTTCCGCTTGCGCTGTACTCATAACCAGTCCTGTACTCGTAAGAGTTTATGACTTCAGTAACTTTTGTTTTTGTAGTTGTGCTTGAACTGAGTACCCCTTGCTGAAAGTTAGGAACAACCGGAACCGCCTTTGCTGGAGCGGCCAACAGAATCAGCGAGAATGCAAGCCAATACCAAAGCATTATTTAATCGTCAATTCCTGGATAAGCTGTGAAATAGCTTGAGTACCTGCTCCGCCTGCTGTTATCGACATTGCACCATCGGTTGCTAGGGTGCCAGCCAAAGTGGCTGCATGCCCTCCAGAAGTTGTCGTCGTATTTCCGAAAACAGGCAGTGCAGGAACTACTCCTGACGTGACTGTTGTTGAGAGGACTGCCGGGACATCATCTCCTTCTGTATAGCTTTCGCTGTAACTAAAAGCATCACCAGCAGTGGTAATGCTGTAAGCGCCAGGAGTGTACCCGAGAGCAGTCCCGGAACTAAAAGCGGTAAACTTTGATGCAGTGTCCAAAGTGACGTTATTGCCAGATATTGCCAGCGAGCTCGGTTGTCTGATTGCAACTGATCCCGCTCCATCAACTGACAAAGAAACGCTGGATTGAATTTTATGTGTGATGTCCGCTTGCACTGGAACGGCAAACAGTGTGATGCCCAGTACCAGAGCTAAGCGTTTCATTTTGGCTTTGCCGTAGGTGTTTGTTCTTTGATTGTAGGCTCCTCCTTTTTCTTCCTGTTGTTGCCGACAGACAATCCAAAGGAAGCTGCTGTGCCACTCAAGATACTGGCTGGATAGGTTGGGTCGAGAGACTGCTTGAAGACGCCAAGGTAGTTGGCAGTCAGGATTGCCATAGCCCAACCAAGCAGCACAACCTTGATGACGTCGCCTAAACGGGAGTTGGATTCCTCCTGTTCTTGCTTTTCAGTGGTTTCTGCCATGATGGTGGAACGCTAGAGGTCGAATGGTGGTTGAAGTTTGGGCAGCTGTAGCTGGAGCAAGCGTTGGCGTTGCTTCTGCTGGTCTAACGGGAATCAACCGTCATAACCAGCAAGGGAGAGATTCCTTGGTGCGGTTAACGACTGCTGTCGACAATTTAGCGGGCAGGATGGACATCCTTCACGCAGACATCAGGACCAGAGATCAAGAGATCTTTGCCCGCCTTTCAATGCTGGAACAATCAGTGGCACGGCTTGAAGGCCATAGCAATCGCAACTAACGTTGTGACCACACGAAAGTTGTTTGGAGCAGCGATGGGTCTTAGTTTGCTTCCATTCTTTCATTGGTTTCGTGGTACGCCCCACCAGCTGGCTGCGATTAAGGAGCTTGAGGAGCGAATGCCTGAAGACCTTTTGGCGGAAGAAGACAACGCATGGTTCGATGCGTGGAAAGCAAGCGGAATTGACCAAGAAGTCTTTATGCCTTACTTCAGTCAACTTGACAACAAAGTTGGAATACCTGCCCGACAATGTTTTACAAGCGCGTCGGCCATGGTTGCAGCTTTTTATAAAAAGGTTAAAACAGACGATGAATATAATACTATTCGCATGAAATATGGCGACACAACTTCCGTCGAAGCGCAAATACAGGCGCTAGAAAGCTTGGGCTTGAATGCAAGGTTTATAAAAAATGCAGATAGGGATATTATCGAAATAGAAATAGAATCGGGAAGACCTGTCATCGTGGGTTGGCTAGACAAAGGCCCAATCCAATCACCAACATGTAATTCTGTTAGTTGCGGACATTATTCAGTTATATCTGGTTATAGCGGAAAAAATAGCGCAGACCCTGAATGGATAATGCAAGACCCGCGTGGTTTGCCTGACATGCAAAATGGTGGTCATACAAATCCTTATATGGGTCGCAATGTTCGAGTGCGCCAGGCTGAATTTGACGCTAGATGGCAGCCAGAAGGAAGCAACACTGGTTGGGCAATATTAGTTGATGATTTATGAGTTGCTACGCAATTTGGAGCTACTTAACTGCGTTCTGGACCACAGTCGTTATTGGCTGCACTGACCCGTACAACTTTAAATACTGTGTACGGGTGGATCAGTGGCTGTTTCCTGTTGTCGGTGACATCATGCGTGCAAGGGAGCCATACGCTTCCGAACGTCGTTACCTGGATTTCCTGGAGCGTTCCAATGGACTGGATGATCATCGAGCCAACTTTAGAAGCACAGCTAAACCTTGAATACAGTTGCCGTGGAATTAAAGAGGGAACAGATTTGGCTCAGATGCAAAATTTATGCGTAGCACTCATACAGCAGAACTTTTATCAACGTCTGATGCTGCGTCAGGCGATAAACCACATTGGGGCTCTGGAGTCTCAGAACATTCTTCCGGAGTAAGGTTGTCAAGACCAAGAGCTGCCCAACGCTTTTTAGCCTTGCCTTCCAGCCTGGCGTCAATAGCTTCTTTCCGTTTGGCTAGGTCAATTGCTTCAGCTTCAGCAAAATCAGATTCGTCAGTGTTTTCTTTGATGTACTCGTAAGCAAGGTCTCGTAAAAGAGCAGCAGGTTTTTTGTCAAATTTTTCAGTCAGCTTGAGAAACAAGTCTCCTCGGCCTGGCTCAAACAGCACTTGAACGTAAAGCCTGTTGCCGTGCCGGCTCGCCATGCCTTAATACATTAAAGACCAACGTTACCATGTTATTGAGTTGTCAACTTTCTTTTTCCAAGCGTTGCTTTGATTGGAACGTGAAGCTGTTCGCTGCGTGCGACAACCAGCTCGAACTTCTCTTGCACGTTCCAAGAACATGGCAGCCCGTTGTAAATCAGCTGTTGTAGAAAGCGAAATAGCTTTCATAAGCCGATCCATGATCAGCTGTCGCCCTGATCGAGATTGAGGCATTTGCCATGGTTAAGCATTTACTAGCTCATTTAACCATTCAAAATCCTTTAATTCAAAGGGAGACAAAACACTTATATCAACACCGCAACAAAGGGCGGCTGATACCTCTGTTTGAAAGTAATCAGAGTTATTTTCATAAGTAATTTGTTCGACAGACAAAACGTTGTTGTCTTCGTCGTAAGACGTAAACCTTACGATTGCGAGCGGAAGATAAGAGTCATTTTTATTAGTTTCAAACTGAAAATTAGTTGTGCGTATCATTTTTGCCTTGGTTAAACAATTCGTAGACCACGCAGGCAACGATGCTTTCGGCTTGCTGCCTGTCAAGACCATAGCTGTAGCGGCGACGGACTTCCATAACAGTTTTATGAAAAACATCAGTCGTAATACGGTCGGGGTGAGGTGGATCGGATAGTTTCCTGCGAATCAGTTCTGAGCGAGGAATTCCTGCATAATCAGCTTGCTGTTGCAGCTGATCTAGAACATGTTCTGGCAGGTAAGTGTTGACTTGTTTCATTTGTGAAAAAGGGAGAGGCCTGCTCTCCCCATTGAGGTGAGGCTAGTTTAAAGTTTCAGAAGAGTCGTTTAATTCTGCCTGTTTCAAGGCAGAATTATCTGCTAATAAAGAGTCAAGACCTCGGCGAAAAATTTCTCGCATGAAGTCAACTTTTTTCTTGTAACTGGAAGCGGCATAGATTCGCTCTAGGGCTTCAAACTCTTTGTATGGGATGCGAAAGCCAACAACTCTGGTAGCGGTTTTAGGATCAAATTTTTTCATTTAATTGCTTCAGAGTAGTCAGTAAATGGGTTTTTAGTCAGAGCCATAATTTTCTTAACAGGCTCTTCGCTTAAGTGTTTGTAGGCAACGCTAGTAAGCAGTCTATAAGCCTTCATGCCAACATTTCTGTGGCCTTTAGCAATTTGAGTAAGGCGATGTTCTCTATAGCGAACAGCTGCGATATCTCCAGGCTGGCGAGTGTTGTCGTAACGAACTCCATGCTGGAGAAGGTTGACGAAATCTCTAGTAACAGATTCGTCCTGAATGAAGTCAAACAGGATGGTAATAGCTGACAGCTCTGGCGCGGTAAATTCATTTGCCTTAACAATTTCTTCAATAAAAGTTATTTTAGAGCCAACAATCGTATGCATTTTTTTAATGCGATTGCGGTGAAGTTCGTGTTCAATTCCGATGCCGCCCTTGGCGTTCCAGGGGGTAAGAAGAAACCTGCAAACAGAAGCGTGAGACCGGCTAATGGGATAACCATCAATGGTCATAATTTCGTGAAGTTGACGTTTGTTGCCAATGTCAGCAGTGTTTTTGCTGCTGTCTGGAAAGTCACGAGCAACAAGAAAGTATTGAGCTATGCCTGACGCAACTACAGCCATCAAGCGATGCTGGCCATTAAGCAGAATTCCGTCAGAGTTAAACGCGATGGCGTCTGGGCAGAGCCTCCAGGCATTGGCACGCATGGCGTTTGCCCAGCGCTTGACAGCAGCTTGAGATGGCTTGCGATTGGCTTTGTTAAAGGCAAGCCAAGCCTTTGCCGTTTCTGGCGTAACTAGGACGACCTCAACTCTGACAGAGGAAAGGTCTGGCTTAAGAGCCAAAATGTCTGGGTTCATGAAAGGGGTGAAACATCAACACTGTCATCACTGACGACAGTGCTAACAAAGTAGACACTGCTTTCAAAGCTGTCAAGCGTTACACCTGTTTCATTTGATTTTGTTCTTGCGGTTTTTGACGCTTCTGGTTCGCTGAAGAGCCTTTTGCCGTGTTCGTTCCAGGGCCTGATCAACCGCATCCTGACGGCCTGGAGGCTCTGGAACTCCAGCAGCCTTAAGAATGTTGGTCCAATCCATCTCTCGCGCGTATAGATGTAAAAAAGTGTCCCCACAGCCCAAATGCCAGTCGTGCCAAAGGGTTTGCTTGGGGACACCATGGGGGGACAGCTAGATTTGTCCCCGCTCTTCTTCAGCTAGATGAATCTCAACCGCTCCATCCATCAAAGGGGGACACAGCAGGCTGTCCCCCTCCTTTTGTCCCCCATCAAAACCCGCTTGGCTACTGGCATACGTACCAAAAGGGGACAACTTTTCAACCTCTCCGCACGCGAGGTTGGCTTTATATTCTTTGGAACGAGAACCTTCTGGGACGGATGAGACGATCAGCTGTTGAGCTTCCAGGCGTTGAAGCGATTTTTTAATTGCAGCGTCAGAACCAGCAATCAACGAATCAGCAAGCAGCTCGGTTTTGGAGCGTGATTCTGGATAAGCGGTCCGTAAACGGTTGAGGACGCGACCACGAACTGATGATGGAGCGGTGTCATCAGGATCCATTTCAGGAGTGAAGTCGGAGATATAGAAGTTGAGGTCATCGTCCTGACCAAGGATGAGATGGGTGCCAGAGCGGCCTGAGCGGCTTTTCTCCACCTCAATCAACCGTTCATGCCGCTGAACCTGTTGCTGCGGCTTGGAACGTTTCTGCGGGTCACTTTCGGGGCGTTTAAGGCTCCAGGTTTCGTCTACGGCGTCACGAATGGCTGAGGTGCCACGGAAGCCGCCATTTTTGTTGGCGTGATGAATGATCAGGATTGTGGTGGCCGGGAACAGATCACCGTTGTTTTTGGTGAGCCAGTACAGCGGCGTAGCGAAATCAGATTTGTTTTCATCGAATGCTTTGCCACCAGAACAGCCAATCAGCGAGTCGATGACGACCAGTTTGGGTTTGTAGGTTTCCATCAGCTTGATGAACTGGGCGTAACGCTGAAGCTGCCAGTCGGTCTGGATGTAGGTGTCAGAGGTGATGGGGAAATCAGCTTCAATCAGTTGCTCCTTAAGTTGAATCAGGGGCTGATCACCGTTAAGCAGTAGGACAGGGCCTTGTTTTATTGGAACGTCAGCACCACGAACCTTGAATGGTTTGCCAGTTGCAATGTGCTTTGCGAGAGCCCAAGCGGCTGTTGATTTTCCATCACCACCAGCACCGTAGATAAGGATGACTGATGGATGAGGAAGAACATCAGGAATGAGATAACCGCGTTTTTCATCCAGTTCCATCAATTTTTCAACAGTCATCAGAGATTGTGCTTTTTCGTAAGCGATCTGATCAACGATCAGTTTTTCAAGTGCTGATTGGTCGCGATAACCAGCCTGAAGGGCGAGTGAATTAAGTTTGTAATTAACTTCAGCCGGGTTATCAAGTTCAAGGATTTGTTTGGAACGGCGCATGACTTCTTGAAAGTCAAGAGTGGCTTGGCGAT